GGCTTTTTCTTGTAATCAGTTGGTCTTTTCTTACTTGATCTAGTTTTTCTAAAAAAGTAGCCCATAGCAAGAGCATAGTTTAAGCAATCAAACCAGTGATTTTCTCTATCAATTTGTTTAAACTCAAACTGACGTCTGCCATTTCTATCTCTTATTTCAATTTCAACTTCAGAAAGCAAATGCCTATACAAAAGTGCATCAGCGTTTTTATATATTGCCAAACCTGCTATTTTTTGATTTCGCATTTGCACTAATAATCTTTTGAAGTGTGAATTATTGACATCAAATCTTGTGACTGTGCCCTGTCTCGATTCATCCTTATTTCCGTCAATAGCATTTATTGGAACTAAGTTTAGTTGTCCTTGCATTTTTTGCTGACCACGAATGGCAAACCATGTTGTTCCAAGTTTCTTTAAGTGCTGTAATACAAATGGCGTATTATAGGCTGAGTCTACTCCAGCAAAGTCGCAACTGTATCTTTTGTATATTTTGCTTAGGTCTACAAAGTTGTCTGCTCGCCCATTGTCCATTATGTGGCAAATCCCATCAGTGTCGTGCGCAGTCAGCATCCAATAAAATTCGTATTTTTGCACATCAACAGTTAAAATTATAATTGAATTTGGCGGAGTTTCTCCTTTAGCGAACTCTGATTCTAATTCTTTTAGTTTTATTATGTCTGGAGTATCTTCTGTTTCATGCTTCCATGGTAATGCCTGAAATGAGTTACGAAAGTCTTGAAGCTCATTAGTGCCCTTGGCTTCAAGAAACATACGTGCAGAATCCTTAATTGAGATATAGCTAGAATATAAACTATTTAAATGATAACCTTGATGCGACTCATCTGCTGAAAGGTTTGTGGATTCCCAATATGCTAGGTCGTGCGATACCATTTTGTTTTTTGCGTTTGAGTCATTAACAGCATAATCGCAATACGGACAAACTAATTTCGCTGTGCTTGCAGTTGCATTAATGTCAACTTCACCTTGTAAAAACTTTTTTTCCCATTGCACAGAAAATTTTTCTTCTCCTTTTTTAAATCCTATTTCAGCAAACTCTCCACAATTTAGGCAAGGCACTCTGTAAGTTTTAAAAGTTGAATGCTTTAAGTGATGATATATTGTTTCTGCACCGTCATCTATTGTTGGCGTTGAGGCTAATACAAATAGTTTTGACGATCCGTATGCTTTTATTCTGTTGCTTGCTAGTTGAATTGCGCCTGCTTCTTTTTTGTTTCTGACTTCTGCTTTATCGCATTCATCGAAGCAAACTACAGCACATGGAAAAGAAGCTAACTTGCCTGCTGATCCAGCGCCTCCCAAATGAACATTGCAAGATTTTAAGTTGTAAGTAAGAATTGAAAAATTATCTGCGTTATCAGGTAAAACTTTTGAAACTTCTTTTGAAGCACGCATCATAGGCTGAATGCGCTCTTTACTTATTTGCCTAGCTGCTCCGTCGCTTGGCATCAAATATAAAACCGGCTTAGGGTTTTTTGTTACAACGTATAATAAACCAATATGCATTAATGTAGTTTTTCCTGTTTGCGATGCAAAGCATACAGTTAACTTATCAGTTTGCTTGTTTCCAAAATGATTTAACGGTTCACATAAATATTTATTAAACCCTGCTTTAAAATATCCTGCATACGGTGAAACTTCCTTAGGAATGTAAATGTTTTTTTCTGCCCAGGTTGTAACAGATTCATTTTCAATTGGTTGAAAAACAGACAGGGCGTGGTCAATTAATGCTGGCATTTTCTGTTTGTTTATTTTTTTTAAAGTTTTTCTGAAGATCTAAAAAAATATTATTTATTTCATTTTCAAGAATTGCCTCAGCTCTGCTCGGATCTTCTGGGTTTAATGCGTTGCTAATATTTTCAGGCATTTGCTCAAGTGATTTTTTTAAAGGATAAAGGATTTGCAGTATTACTTTTTGAGCTTCATCTGCATCAACTAATTTACCTTCTCTTTCTAAAACATTTAATTTCTCAATTCTGTTTTTTAAAAAAATATTTTCGGCCTGCCCTTCCATTAACTGTCCACGCAAATCAATTAAATCTTGAGCATGAAAAGTTTTACCTCCTATTTCAATTTTACCTGATCCTTGCTTTGCCAATCCAGCACGAATCTGTAACCATTCTCTAGCGCCTTCAGTTTGCTCAGGCATTCCGAGTTTTTTGTATTTAAAAAATGCACTTCTTGAAATATCTAAAACTTCCCATTTTTCCTGAGTTTTGTTTTGCTCAAGTGTTTTTCGCTCTGTTGCTGTTAAAGTTTTTCCGCTTTGTACTTTTTGTACTATGTTTTTTAATTCTGCTTCTAAAACTTTTTCAGTAAGACTTGATAACAGCTTCTGCTTTGCATTTATATTTTCTTCAGCCATTGTATATTAATTTGATTTGCGATTTGCGCAGTCATTACCGGAGGCACGCTCATTCCAATTAAGTATTTTGGATCTATGTTTTTAAAGCAATAATCTAAAGGATATGATCCGATCTTGCAGTATTCTGTTTTTGTCAAAGTTCTTTTTTGCGTCGGATGATATATGTCGCCTGTGTGAATTGTGTAGCTTACAGAATTTAATTTAAGTTTTTTAATGGCTTTAAACTTTCCTACACTTTCTCCCTGTTTTGCTTGATCCCAATATTCTGAATATTTTTTTGTTAAATTAACTGTCGAATCAATTTCGCTTATTTCACTAAATGGAATTGCTGGGCAATCAAATTTTAAATTTAATTTTGGCAAGTTTAAATCATGCCTTTGACAAATAAAAAAAATTCTTTCTCTTTTTTGCGGAACTCCCATAGTCGCTGCATTAAGCAAAAACAATTGAACTTTATACCCTGCTAGTTGAAATTCTTTTTTTATTTTATGAACATAAGATTTTGCGTTGCCCTGGATAAGCCCTTTTACATTTTCAGCTAATACGATTTTGGGCTGTAATTTTTTTGCAAGTTTTATGTAATCAAAAAATAAATCATCTAGGCGCTGTTCTGCTTGGCCTTCTTTAAAAGCTTTTGTTTTTCCCCAATCTTTTTCTCTGTTGCCTGCAATTGAAAAACTTGAGCAAGGTGGCGAACCGTCTAAAATATCTAAATTATATAAATCTTCTGGGTATTTTTGTCTGCTTGCAAAGTCTCTTATGTCTTCAATAAATAAATGATTAGGCTTGTGATTTAATTTGTAAACTTCTGCTATTCTAGGATCAATTTCTACTCCGCCTAAATGTTCAAACCCTGCTAACTTGTAGCCCATTGTTGAACCACCACCACAAACAAAAGTTCCAAATACTTTTTTATTATTTTTTGAAATACCCTTCGCTGGATATTCGTTTTGTATTTTCCAGGAATAATCAAACATCCTGATTAATAATTTCAACCTTTTCAGCTGATTCAACTATTTCCAATAATGCTTTGTTTCTGTCTTCATTTATTTCTAAAAGTTTTTGATTAATTTTTGTATAATCCTCCAGGTCTAATTTGAATACTAATTCAATTTTTTCGTCCATTCCATCAACATCTATTTCTTTGTTTTTATCAGAGAAATCTTCTTCTTGATGGAATTGACTCATCAATAAATCTAAATCTTCACTTGAGAATCCAGTCATATCTAAATCGAACTCGCCTGTGTCTAGTTCCTCAATTAAATCTTTTAAAGCTACGCTATCCATTTCGCTCAGCTCTGCTATTCGATTATCAGCAATCATGTCTGCGTATTCTTCAGCTTCGTTTTCGTAAGTCTGAACATCAATCGGAACAGTATTAAAGCCAGCACGAATTGCGCTTTCTAATCGTCCATGGCCTTTGACAATAAATCCACTTCTTTCGCTTACTACGATTGGAGACCTGAAGCCTGTTTTTAACAAAATTTTTGCTAAAAGATTTATTTGTTTTTCAGAATGAGTATTTGGATTTTTTGGATGGCGAACTAATTCTTCAATATTTACGAGTTTCGTATATGTGCAGTTTACTTTCATTTCATCAACTTACTTTAAACCTTTTCCCGGTCAAGAAATAAGTCTACAAAACTTTAAATTTTGGTTTGCGCGCAAATCGCCCGACGAACACTCAGTCTTTACCAAATAATTTTAAATGGATTCCTTAGTGTTATTGAAATAACAAATTCCGGTCCTCAAGTTTACAGTCTGCACACAATTGTTTCAGTCATCTCTATATTGATTCCACACTGCTCACCATAATACTTGCAAATGCTCAAATCATATATTTGACCATCATCCTTAAACCACCCTGTTGCCTGCATTGCGTCCAGGAGACCTTTTGCAATGTTGTCACAATCAGGTCTTTTGCTACATGGCAAGATTCCTAACTTTTTATTTTTCTTCGTTTCGCTTGTTCGCCACGGATATATCCAATCCACTTTAACTTTTAAATTCCCATTATATGGTTGAGGTGGTGCATTTTGTGTTAAATGCAATTCTAAAAAAGATTTAGTCTTTTTATGTTTTAGACTTTTGCCAATAAAAAATCCACCACCTTTCCGTTTAAATATTCGATTGCCTGCTTGATGTGTGTTTCTTGGTGGTACGCATTGAATAAACGATTTATATAATCGCGATGGTTTTATTATTTGTTTAATTACTTCATCGCTATACATAAGGAGCTTTCTTTTAATCGTCTGCATATTGCTGATCCTGTTTCTTTTTTAATAAACCTATCTAGTAATGCTTCTGGGTTGTAGTTTGTCGTGTATATCGTGGGCTTTTGCCTGTCCATCCTTTCGCGTATCAGCTCAAATACTCCCGCCTCTGCTGTTGGCGTATCACGCTCTTTACCTAAATCATCAAATAGCAATATTGATTCAGAGCACATGAGATCCATTAAATGCTTTTCATTATTAAGCCTTCTTGCAAATGATTCAGCTCCGATATGATTGTATCGAAGGCCATACATGACAAATTTTCTTTTTAATATCAACCAAGATAATCGCGTTTTGCCAACACCTGTAGCGCCTCCTATAAGAATATTTAGCTTTTCAATATTACCATCTGCCCAATCCTTTGACAATTTGACTGCATTTTGATCTAATCGATCCGATATAGTGTCTTTGAAGCCTAACGGGCATAACCTATCGAATTGATCTGATCGATCCATCCTGAGCTGCTTCTGCTCAGTTTCTTTGGCTTTAGCTATTTCTTCTTCAGTTGGGAAATTAATATCTTTAAAATAATCAATCATTTTGTCCAATCTCCATCGTTTTGTTTTGTTATTTGTGAATCCCAACCACCTTCTAAAATTTTTAAGAATTTGTCGGGCCTTAGCACATAATTAAAATCAGCAATCCAATTACGATCGTTCTTTCCTTGCATAAAAGGAATTTTAGCAACTTTTTCAAATACTGAGCTAATTTCTTCAATTGTATGATTTGCTTGTAATTCTTTAATTTGCTTAATTCTTTTAACTGTTAATGCTTTTATTTTTGTCTTTGAGAACTTATTCCATAAATCTTTTATTTCGTTTACTGTATTATTACTTTCATTTTTATTTTTATTTAATATTGTTTTATATAGTAACGCATCAGTAACCTTGTCATCGCTACCATGTCGTTTCCTGTGATTTGCAACTCTTTGAGCAGTCAAGGCGCGTTTTTTTGCTGATGATCCATTGTGTAATAGGAATTTCGGGATTTCTATAAATTGATCAATTACGTTAAGCCAACCTACATTGATAAGAGCATCACCAAAGTCTGGGATGGTTAAAATATCAATGACGTCAGTATTGCCTAATATTTTACCATCTTCAGTGTTTTGATCTGCCCAAACCCAAAAGTTAACCAAATGCCCAACTATTTCTTGCCTATTTATTTGCAGCATTTGAGCCATTTGAAAAACTTCAATCTTCGTAGCAATATTATGTTCTACTTTAATCCAGGCCATTTATTTCTTCCTCCGTTAATATTTTATGTTTTATTTCTGAATTAGGATAACTCATACGTAACATTCTGCTAACATCCGTAGCATTTTGATATTTATATATCCTACCACTTGAATGCCTAACAGCCTTCCACCCATGTTCCTCAGTCAGTACAAACCCTACAAAATATAGCAATGGGTTGCGCTTAAATTTCATTTTGCTATTTATCGATGGGCTGTAATTAATTGGCTTTCCTCTCGCTTCAGTTCTGACCGGATCATAATTTAAATCCAAAGGATCTTCGTGACTCATGTAAGCAGGTCTTTCTTTTCCGAACATATTCATTAAAACAAATCCTCTTTGTTATGCACAATATAACTCTGCAAGCTTTTGAGTAAGCATTGACAGTTCTCAATGCTGATTTTTATTTTTTTCAGGTCATAAATGCTATATTTAACTTTTTGTCCAGCATCATCTAAACTTTCAATTATATATTCTATTTCTGTTCCATTAGTTTTAATTGTGTGATGGACCTCAAGCACAACTCCGTATTTTATTGAATTTGAAATTGCAAATATAACAGCAGTTTGTGGTGGGTATGGTATTGGTTTTCCGTCTAACATATTGATAACCTCCTAACACTTTTATTTGACACCTTACAAATAACCGAATCCACTTCCATTATTAAATCTTTTTTAATCAATTCTGTAATCCTTGGGCGAACCTGGTTCATATCGTAAAAGCCAAGTTTTTGCTTAATTTCGCGATCAGTCAAAGGATGTATTTGATCCATTAATAATTTCAGAATTGCTGTTTGTCTTTCAGATAAATCATTAATGTCTTTAAATGATTTTTTGCTATTATTGTGAATTTTCATTTTTTAGGTTTTTTTTGTATTTTAGTCTCCGTGGTATTGATCATTTCCATAACCGTACCTGTTAGTAGTATTTTGTTCTGTGTATTTTTTGCTATTTTTTTGTATCCATATTGGACTTGTGTAAGGTCGATATAATTGCCATTCCCAAAAAGCTGTGTAGTTTTGGTCGTTATACTTTGTGCCTTGCCCTTGCATTTGTGCTACATATTCAGCATCAGAAGTTGGTAAATCATCAGGTGTAAAACCTTTATCAACAAAGGTGTCATATCCGATTTTTAGTTTTTTTGGCAAAATGCAATTCCAAACAGCAGTTGATATAATTGGCGAAGAAAGCAGTGAGTAATTCCATCCTAATATGTGCGCATATTTTAATAAGGAATCTATTCTTGAGGATTTTTTGTTCTTTTCTACAATAAATAAAAAATCACGATACTCTCTCATTACTTTAAATTTGTTTTTAGAACGGCACTTCATCAGATTCTGGATCAGTAGGATCATTTGATGCTTGTTCTGCGATTTCGTCTATTGGCTCAATCGCTTCAATTGATCGTGCTTGATGGCAATCATCTAATGCTTTTCTGAAAGCTATGGAATCCGAAAACTTTTCGTTAGCTTTAAAGTTTTTTATAAGCCAATCGGGATTCATTATTTCGCCTAATTGTTTACCTTTATCGAATCCAATAGGAACAATAGCTTTCGTCCAATGTACGTCAGTCGCATTACCAGGTTCATTATTTCCTACGGTGACCTGAGTGGACGCTATATGTCCGTCTGATGGTATGTCTTCACCAACATATAACTTCAGACCAATGCCTGTGTTGATGGCGATAATTTTTGCCGTTCCTCGTTGTACAGCATAATTTAAGTCTGTTACTGAAGGATCAGCTATAGCATTAAATTTATTATCCATACATGGAAAATAGGTTTTACCGGATTCTGCGCCTGATTGAATATTTAGCATTTGAAGTATTACATATCCGTGTTCTACGGATACAACGTCTACAGACAGCTCAGGATGTCTTTCCTTAAGCAATCTAGTAGCATGAGCCCAAGACAAATAACTTGCCTTAAATGAGCCTCCTCGACTTTCAACAAATTCTCCAATTTCTAGTGAGTAATTTTCTTTATATTGTTCTGAAGTAATCATATTTTTATTTTTTTAGGTTTTTTTTGATTTTGTTATGGTAGAAGGCTCGTGCCTTAGAGTAACTCCATGTTTTCATTAGTCCACGATCTGCATGAACTAAGATGGCTTCTTGCCATGGCTTGATGTTTGGGTGTAGATATTTTACTATTTCACCATAGAAAAAGACTAAGTTGTCAGATAGTCTCGCATTAATTTCATCTTCGGATAAATGCTTCCATGATTGATGTATCATGACACCTGTTTTTGAAATAATAAATTTATTGCGATCCAGGCGCATATTAAAACATGAGGCGTTAAAATTATAATGCTGATTTCGTAGTGCATAATCATGATATTTTTCCATTTGGCGACATTGTGTCCATTCTTTCAAACCACTCTACTTCTTTCTCTAATTCCTTAATTTCTGCTTGCAACTTTTGTAATTGCTTTTCTGCTTTTCGCTTTTGGTTTTCCCAATAGGATACCTTAGAATTTAACTCTCTTTTGTTGCAGATGTGTGTGTATGTACGATGTGCTTGTCTCATGCGTTTATATTCTCCATGATTGCCTGCCAAACTTGATTGCGAATAAATGGATCTGCTTTCTCGACAGATTCGAACATGAGATCTTTTAAACCATCTTCATCTTCATGTGGATATTGCTTGCATTCATCATGCAAATTAACGAGCCAATCAATTTCTTCCCATCGATTAGTTGAAAGTATGCCACGCAATGTCCATAGCATAATTTTTTCATCAATTTTTGTTTCTTCTTTAATTTTCATTTTTTAGGTTTTTTTAATTGTTAGGTAATTCCAAATGCAATTGAGTCTCAAAGTAATAGCGAACATCATTGTCTTTATATGCGTAGTCATAAGCCTCTCGAAAGCTTTTGATAGTGTCTCCATTTTCTTCTGCTATCTTACGTACATCACAACACACTCTTGCTCTCATTATTTGGTCTGCATAACGATATAGTTGTATCCATATTTTTTCTTTTACTTGTTCGAATGTCATAATTTTATTTTTTAGGTTTTTGTGATAAGCAATGTGTCGCTTATATTTGTAACATTAAATGCGTTACATTCCCATGTCAACAAAAAGTGAAAATTTTTTTCTCTTTTTTAAAGTTTTTTAAAAATCAAACTTATTTGCCTTTGTTTTTAACAAGGTAAATGACTTTTAAAGTTATATAAACTAAAGTCATAACACCAATAGATAAACCTACGTGATCGTTAACTTGTGAGATTGCCCACGAAGTTCCAAATCCAGCAGTTGATATTAGTGGCGTTTTATCCATCACGAAAGATATAGCTTAAAAAAAATAAACCTACAATTAAAAAACATCCAAACCAAATAATGTCGTTTATCATCCTTTACCCGATGGCGTAAAATAAAATCCTGTGACCATTGGCGCCAAGACAACGACGAAATAATATGCCAGCGCTCCAGTAGTTATTTCCAAAGTGGCTTGCTCTTTTGGAAAAGTGATGAATCCGAAAAAGATTTCGATGTTTCCTTCGCCTGCAATGTTTTGGGGGGCAATGATCGTTGCCTCTGGGAACAGGATTGAAAGAATAATAACAGCAGAAAGAGTAGACATAATAATAAGCGCCAGGAGCCTTCTAGTGACTCTTGTAAATAGTCCACCTTCGCCCGAGTTGATTTGCTTTTGAAATTGAAGTGCTTGTTCATTGTTCCGACATTCCCGGGCTAATTCTAGTTCGTATTTATGGCTTCTGCTTTCTGCTATTGCTCCGAATGTTCCTTTCAATACTGAACCAAGCATTGCAGATCCTCCTGATGTAAGAAACATGGTTAATATCTCAATCATTTATTTATTTTATCATAAATGCTTTTTATATCTTGCCTGCGATCTTCAAGCAACTTTTCAATCAGTTCTACTTTGGTTTTTATTTCAACTAATTGCTGTTTCACATTGTTTAAAAAAAAGCCTAATATTGAAACAGTTATGCCAAGACCAATTATTATTGGGTTTATTTCCATTCCATTTGATCTAGCTTTTGGCGTACTATGTCTAATTCTTTTTCTAAATAATGTATTCTTTCAAATTGCTGATGGTCGCTTGTAATTGGTTCATCTTGCATTTCCAAAAGATGTTCTAAATCTTTATGAGATTGATCAACGTATTTTTCAAGGTTTGCAACTCTTGCAGCCATGTCTCCAAGCAAAGTGCTTTCATGTGAAACCCTTTCAACTGACATCTCTACGGTGTTTAATTTGTTCCAAACTACACTATAGCCCCACACTGCTGTGCCACAGATCCCAATGACTTTTGCCATAAAAGCCAGCGATAATTTTGCCTGTGTATTTTCTCCTAGTTGCGTTGCCATGACATTTTAGTCATGGACCTATTTACACCGTTAACGCTGAGGACGTAGTAACTACATCTGAGTCGCCTACGCTATTCGATGCGCTAACAGCATAATAATAACTTCCCGAAGTACTTTCTTCGTAAGTTAAAACAAAAGTTTCATTTTGAGTAGCTGAATCTCCTGTATTGGTACTAGTTAAAGTGATGCTAGGTGCTGATCCAGATGAAAACTCAGTTGCTGACCAAGTTGATCCGGATAAAGATACGACTCCAATTTGTGTTGAAGAACTACTCAAAGGTGATGTTGTGCCTTTATAAATTTTGAAAGAAGTTTCGTTGTCTGAATTGTCTTTCCAGGAAATTTGTACTACTGCCATGATGTTTAATTGGTTGGTGCAATGTCTGCGAACTGATGAGAATTATGCAAAGGAATGTTCCATTTATGGCTTAAATATCCTTCAATTTTGCGTCGATTGTCAAGTCCAATATTGTTACTAAACATTAACGCCTCTCCCATGATTACATTTTGACCTGTGTTGTTTGTGCTATTTAATTTAAAGTTTGAACCAATTTTGCAAGTGCCTCCGTATGCAAATACTGAATCTACAATTTTGCCATTTATGGTCATCTGAATAAGGTTTTCAGTTTTTGAAGTTGTTAATCCAAGAATAATTATTTCGCCATCTTCAAAGACATATTCATTTTGACTAGTTACTCTTGTCTCTCTTATTCCACAATCAAAAACAATATGCCCAGCATCCCAAGGCGTATGGGCTAAAAACCTTTCATTTGCATCCCAAGAGCCACCACTTAAGAATAAATTTGCTTTTTCTTTTGACTGACTTTTAAGGACAAAAAATAATTCTGCTTCTTCAATAATATCGTTTTTTACTCCCCATGGATGGAAGTCATCATATTCATAATGATCTGATATATCAAAGTCGATGGCATTTAGGTCATTTATTGTAGCTCCACTAACTGCCAATTGCTCTGTTGATGCTTTAAACCTAACTCCACTTCCTTTATTTGTTATTTGTGAAAGTTCTCCAGATTGCTGAAAATTCAAATCAGTCGGATCAATCCAGACAACAGGTTCATAAGCGCTGACATCTAAATTGCCTTGTAGCAATGGTACTGCAAAAGTAGCATATCTTTCGCCTAATGTTATTAGCGACTCATCAGTTAAAGTTCTATTGTCAGTTTCCCTAAGTAAATCATTTGTTTGAATTGCATGAGTAAACACATCTTGATTTGCTATTTCATTTAACCAAGCACCAACTAAACTCGAGTCTGTTTGATCGCCCTGGGTTACAGTTAATAATATTGGCAACTCCTTTCGATTAGTAGCTATGCGAACTTGACTTAGTGTTTCTTTTATTACATCAACTATATCAGTTGCGGAATCATCCATGCCTACTTGAATAATAGCCATTGCGACTCTGCCTTGCACATATTGATTTAGTAGCGAATCGACCTGTGTTGCAATGTTTGCAGATATATAATTAATCGCGCGACCATTTGCACTAAACTCAACATCGAGCTTTGATCCGCTTATTCCCATTTTCCACAATGATGTGCCACGAATTTTTCTTTTCTGTAAATAATCAAGCATACTTACTTCAGCACCAAAATTAGCTTCATTATCAAAGTCAGTTAATTGCCAACCGTCTGAGGTAAATCCACCATTTCCATCGTCTTCAAAGTTGCGATATAATACTTCCGGAATTTGCTGGTCTAAAGTGTCAACAGATTTGCCTTCATAGTTAACTAAATTAGTTGTTGTGCCTGAGCCTATTACATTTTCATCACCAATATATAAAATGACGTCGTGCCTGTCATATACTGATGCTTTATCATACTCAGCGGGATTGCTTTCTCCGATGTCGTTAAAAGCTCTTATATTATAAAAACGATTACCTCTGCTAACTTTAGAAATTAATTTAAAGGTTTCGCCTGTTCTATTTTTTTGTATAGAATTACTAGATAAAAGATAAGTATTAGCCTCAAGCCATCTTGCGCCACTATTTGTTATTCTGCCAATTTCTGTTTCGGTCGGGCTATCAAGTACAATTTCAGAAATTGGTGACTGCGTAAAGCCATCCCATAAATTTGAAAAGGTATTTTGTAAGTCAATTTGCTCTGCTCTGTATTGACCATTATTTGAAGCATTAACAAAAAACTCATCCATCGTCCAGGTTCCCGTAAAATTACCGTCAGGCACGACAACATAAGTTGCAAAATATATTTCTTTTTGCTTTATTTGACTCCCGTCGTGTTGGATATAATTTCCATTCCAAAATAAACCACCGTGCTTCTGTCCGTACGCTGTGGCAGTATTGGTATTTGTTCTAGTGTATGTTTCGTTTTTATATTTGAAAGAATAAATATTAAATCCATTTGGTTTGTAACTAATATCATTTGACGACAATTTAAATCCGTCTTCGTTAGCTGAGTCATCAATAAACTCGGTTTTTATTTTGTTCATATTGATCTGCTAATTAATTGATATGGGTTGGTGGGCATTCTTCCTTCTGATTCAACCCAAGGCCCGACAACATCTGCATGGTTAGGATCACTTGATACATACTTGTAACGTACCCAGAGTTTGTCTATTCCTAAAAGTGCATAATGATTAGGATGACCAAGCTGTGGCAAAACTTGCATCTTTTCTTTAGACATAACATATCCATAACCTGTGATGTATCCTGCATCAGTTCCATCAGAACTATATTCTTGCCTAAATGAACCTGTAGTTCTGTTTGCATTAGCATTAAGACCCCAGGACCATTCAATGCCTAAGCCTAACCATGATGCGTTACTTAAATCATATTCCCAATAACCTTTTTGAGGAGGACTAGGACTATAAGAAGTTGAGTCAAGTGCGAAACTAGAATGCGAAGTATTAGTCGGGTAGTCCATTATGCTTGTTTGCCATTCGCTTATATTACGCCATCCATAATGGTTCAAATTAGTAAAAGTGCTTTGTACTGCCCAGGTCCAATAGTATGGAATAATTTTTGCATAACATCCATAGTCTGAAAGCCTGTCTGCATCGTGATAAACGCATTTTGCTAAATGCTTTTGAAAAGTGAGGTTAGCATCACGACTCGGAAATCTGTAATCATTCCAAGGTTGATGTGCCAAAATATAAACATTGTGCTTTTTGCCACTTGCTATTTTAGCATTATAAAAAGTTTTATATGCAGAAAAGTCTGTGTTAAAAGTATTGGTTCGCAAGTCTGCATCAGTAGGGTTCTGCCATTCCGTCGTGTGATAACCTTCGATGTTGCCTGCATAATATAGTTTTTCGTCGTTTCGGCTTGCATGAATAAAAATGATCTCATCGTCATCCATGTTCCCTGTGTTTGCATAAGCTAAGTAATTATTATTGCCTGCAACTTGCTCAAGGTATCTGCCTCCGGTGGATCGACCATAAGATAAAAAGTTCATTAGTGCATCTCCCGAATATTTTGACTCTTCATAAAAGCCATAGTTAGGATCATATACATTAATAACTTTTGTGAAAGGCGTTATCGGATCTATTGATTGATCGACCGTAAAAGGATTATAGTAAGAAGTTACTGAAGTTGGGTTGCTTGGCGTTAATTGCTCTGCATCAACTTCAGTTATTGCTTTTCCAAAATATTGCTCAGGTTCGTTTGGTGTACGTGATAAAGATTTTACAGCATATATTTCTGTAGGTTTACCACTTCCATCTTCACCTCCTGCTTTAAATAACTCAATTGATCTTATATTACTTGGCTGTCCACCAAGCCAACCCGCAGGCCTGTTAGCATAATCATATACTATTAAGTCGGAAATTTCAGCAGGTGATCTTGCTGTTTCAATATCTTGTGGCTTTAAAGGTGATACATCGACTGCAAGTTCACTTGGCTCTAATGGTATTGTGCCAATGTCAGCAGAGCTAAATCTTGCCATTCGTGGTGCAATAGTTGAAAGATCAATTGCAGTAACCTCAGTGGGCCCTGTCGATGTTAGCACAGTTGCTAATACTTCGGTAACAGGTTCAGCACCTTTTTGAGATATAACCCAATCGACTGCTAAAGGAGCAGTTACTATTTCTGCAATTAAGTCAGACGGATTCTCAGGAACGGATTCATAGGCAGAAGTTACATCGCTTGGCGCTAAAGGCACAGTTTCTCCGGTCGCTGTTACTACGTTGCTTGGAGCAGTTGGTGTAGTGTTTGAGCTGACTTCTGATGGTACTGATGGAATAACTGCAAGAATTGCCAAAACTTGACCTGGTGCAAATGGTACAACATCTGCAACAGCATCAATATTTAAGAATTGATTTCGTATTATTGAATCAAATTGCGACAACGTTTTGGTTATATTTCCTTTAGTAACTTGAATTTCAAATTTTAAAGTGCTTGATAATTTTTCTCGGGTAATTAATTCAATTTCAGCAGTATCAATATTTAAAGTAAATGTTGCTTTTGTTTCGTTTGGCAATAATTGATAAGTTTCTAAAATCGTATGACCATTAGCTGTATCGCCAAATGCTACTTTAATCTCAGCCTCGCTATAAGCATTTGGAAAAGATCCTTCGCCATCGTGCAAATATACTTCTAAAGTTAATTTGTCTTTATAAAAAAAAGGCAATAAGCTCGTGCTTTGTGTATTGTCAATGCTTACACTTAAGTTTGATAAAGGACTTTGATTTATATTTGGGTATAACTTCATGCTATTATCTGCTCCCTAATCGTAATTGGCACTTGGCATAAAGTTACGCAGTTTTGATTGCTGTAACTTATTTGAATCTCAAGAAATAAATCTGCTGTGTCTGCTGTCAAGTAATTGTCCAGGTCAGTTGTATCAATATTAAGTTGAGACTCATATTTGTTAACTGAGAAACTCATAATGGCAGAAGAAAATTCCGAACGAGTTTTTGGATTTCCCAATCCTATTTTTATTACATTATTTGTTCTGCCACTAAAATCTGCATAATCTCCAAGGCCATTAGAAAAGATAGCAGTTACATTTATTACATCACCAAAAAAGATCGGATCAAGTGTTGCTGTATTGTTATCTGCTAATCCAACTACAAGTGAGTTCGTGGGATCAGCACTTGTATTAATAACCAAGTTCATAAGTTCATAATGGAAAGTTTTTCAATTCTTTCAAGAGTCAATTTCAAAAAGCTCATCAACCTTGCTTCCACTTACTGCATAGGTTAATTGATCATCAGGTGCTAATCCAAATCCTGTTATGTTGCATGGTACATTATAATTTTTACCTAAAAACTCATAACTTATATTATGATTGTAGTTGCTTCTTTTTGCCCATTCGCGTCCTTCGAAAAACTCATCGCTAGTATAATTGCCAATATGCAAAGCATGAGCTAAATGTTGTGTCCATCCATCAGGATGCACACCATGTACTGACAGCTGAAAGTTTGCTATGCTTTGTATTGATATACCCCAGCCAACTTGCTCAGTTATCTTTTGGAAGTCTTCGTCATAGCCTCCTGTCCATTCGTGCAGTTCACAAATTCTAGGAATCATTTGATTAAATCCTCCTCGAGTAAAAGCAAGCATTGCATCAACTGAATGCTCTGGATCATCTGCTCCACCACCTCTTTCAGGTCTTCTTAATCTGTACATCCATAGGTCAAAGTCATCATATATTCTTATGCCTGTGCCTGTGCCTGAGCCTTTAAGATAACCAAATCCCTGTTGCTCATATTTGCCATTTAAATCGTCTGCGTGTAAACCACGACCTCTTGGTAATATGTAATAAGGCACCTCAAGTGTTTCAGATTGAATTTGCCCAGGTTGATGGTAAAACCTTTTGTCTTCCATTATAAATGGGTAATTCATTTTAGGCCCATAAAATAATTCTAAACTGCCTGACAAGCTTGATGTATATCTATCTGCATAGGAAGCAGTCTGTACTATTCCGCTAATGCTTAAGTTTAAGTTATATTTATGCCTTCGCAACTGAAAGAAATTTTCTATAATTGATGCAGTTAATTCATCTCCTAAATCATCTTCAGTTATTTTAAATATGATTTCGCTATGCCTTGTATATTCAACCGGAACGTATATCTCGCCTGTGTCGTGATACTCAAGCTCATCGCCAAATACAGTTTGGTGCTTATTAAGAATAACTTTTCTAGCAGAGTTATATTCGAATGTGCCATTTACATTACTAACACCGTTGTATGGAATAAGTAAATCAGAGCCTACTTTTGCAAAGTATGGTTCAACTTTTTCAGGCAATTCGTGTTCATCCAGGTTTATGTAGCAACCATCTTTTATACATTGCTCAAAGTCCTCTTCTGTTGCAAAGTTTTGATTAGCCATCTGTAGTTAAAAAAGTTTTCTTAACTGCAATGCCATCTATTACTGACCATATTTCTGTTTCGTCTGCATCAATATCTGCTGTATTTGGCACTCGTATATTAACTCCATTTTTGCCATAAGTAACTAATGGGTTTTCTCCTGTTGTTACTTTAATATTAAGTAAGGCATTTAGCACTTCAATAAGCTCATTAGCCTTTCCTGTGTCTAATAACGTTGGTGTTTGACCTTGTCTGACATAGTCAATTTTTTTCATCTTGCTTCTACCGATGTGTCAGATTTTTGATATATAATACCCATGAACTTTTCAACTTGCTGTGTCTCAATTCTTAATGGAACTTTATATTGTATATAAGCTAAATATTGGGCGTATGATGGAATCGAATATTGTTCTTGTACGTAATCCGTTTCCATATTTCTTTCGATAACTCGTGGGTATGAATTTTCTCCGACCTTCATATATACCTCTGGTACTACGTAAGCTTGAAATGGTTCTAATATTTGAATTTTACTAAATTCTACTCCGTCAGCAGGCGTACGAACTATTTTAACATTATTTGACGACACGACTTGTGTGTTTCCATTCCCTGTATCGATTGTAATGTTTGCATAACCTTCTTTCTGTTCAACATTTATTGGAAAATAAAATGCTCCTTGGTATTCTATTTGAGTTGTGTTTGTTACATCAGTCGGACTACTTACTGATTCTGTAACTGCATTTTCTGCGCTTAATAAATTTAAAAACTGGATCCGTCTAGTTGCAATTACTGACATCTGCAAAGGCTCTCTTAGGCTAACTAAGTCTTTTTTAGAATATATTGCTTCGCCTTGAGCACTATATTTTTTTGTATAACGATCATTTGCCCTAAAACCTACAAAAGTGTGCTGTGTTTGAAATGGTTCTTTATAATGATATGGTACAGGATAACTGCTTTCTTGCTTCATTTGTGTAGGCAGTTCTACATATACCCTTGTAAACTGAGCGATCGTGCCTTGCTCAATAGAAAAGCCTGTCTGCTCTGCCAATACAGCATTGGGATACTCGTGATGCTTTTGGCCAAATGGAACGCCTGTGTAGTTTTTAGCGATTTGCGCGAACTCCTGTGTGTAAACTTTTAATTTTGTAAAGTTTGGCAATGGATAACTAATTACTGGCCTTGAGATTGGTGTAGGGTTTTGTAAGTTTCCGTCTGTTGTAAAATTCATCTTATACCTTTACTTTTTAAATCATCCATCTTCGCCTTATCTTGTCCAAGCTCGACCTTATTTTTTTGGCTTGTGTTTGCAGATCCACCAAAATTTATTCCTTTGCTTCTCAAGTCATCCATCTTAGCCTTGTCTTGTCCAAATTCAACCTCTGCTTTTTGTTGAGCTTTTTGCTGTGTTACTTCTTGATTGTTTGCAAACGCATCACCTTTCAATTTAAAGCCTTTAAATGCAGGCTGTTTTGGCCTCTGGGCTTGAGCCATTTTAAAGTCAGCCTTTCTATTTATGAAGTTAATTGCTTGATTTGTAATTTCATTATTTGACTTAACCTTACTTCCACCACCAATTTTTCTATTGTGTAACGAAACAACTGCTTTACCAATTTTTCTTTTTAGTTTCATTGATTTACAAATTTGCCACGAACTGCTCCAAGAATTGATTGCTGTGTTGATTCCTTAAGTTCAGACTCTATGTTTACTACTACCTGATTGTTAACAATTGGCGGGCTGATTGATGGCATTTTCATTTCCGGAATCTTAATGTTTGCAATTTTCTGAGCTACATTATCAATGGCTTGCTTTGCTTTAACTCCTACTTCAACTATTTCTTTTTTGTTTGCTTCGTGTACCTCTTTGATTCGCTTTTCTTCTTCCTCGCCTTGCTGTTTAACTTTCTGCTCTGCCTGTTCGCCTTCTTGTGCAACTTCCTCTTTTTTAGCATCAAGCTTTTTTCGTTCTGCTTCCAGGCCTTTCATTTGCAAAGCATGATTATCTTTTAACTCGATTGCTTTTTTCTCTAGTTGTTTAATATCATCTTTAGTCTTGTCGTCTAATGCTATTTCTAGCTTTCGCTCTTTGACTTGCTTTAGCTTTTCAATTTCTTTTTGAGCTCGATTGCCTCCTTGTTTTTGTAGCTTTAAAATTCTTTCATCTAATCTTAAAACATCTTTTCCTGCTCGAATCCTAACTCTTTCGTTTCGATCAATAGCATCGCCAACTTTCTTTTTGGCAAGTTCTTCTAATGCTCCTTGCCTTAATGCTCCAGCTTCTTGTTTTAACTTTTGCAAGTTTATATTTATTTCTGCTAATTCTCTTTTCTTAACTAAGTCCAGAGCTTTGCCTTCAGCGATCCCTAATTGTTCTGCTAAGTCTTTTGCTTGCTTTCGCAAACCTAATTGTTTTTCTAAAGCATCTGCTTGATCATTCATTCCATTGGCTCGCATTTGCAATATACGAAGCTCATCGTCAAATATTTTTTGATTAGCTAAATGCTTCTGCCTTTCTTGTTCTGCTAATTCTATTGCACGAACTGCTTCATTATTTACGCCTCCCTTGGCATTCTTTTGATCCTTTATTTTCTCAGCAATTTTTCCTTCAGCGACCTCTAGCGCATTATCTACTTTTAATCTTTCTGATGCCAATTTTTTAGCTTCTGCAAAGGTCATTTTCCCATCCTTCATTAAAGCTAAAATTTTATCTTCCCATGAATGTCTTTGCTTTGCTTTTTCTAGTAAATCATTATTGCCACCTTTGGCTAATTTTAAAAGTTCTGTTTGTCTTTTTAGTGCTAAAGTTTCTTCATCTCTGGTTAATAAAACTTCTTCTAATCCTTGCAGTCGTATTTGATCTCTGTCTGTAATTTTTTGATTTACCTCTGCAATTTCTTTTAAGTTCTTTTTCTCTTTTATTCTGACTTCAAATTGTTTTGCTACTTGATCGAGTTTTTGTTTTTGTATTTTAGCTAATTTATCCTCTGCATCCCGAATCCGATGTGCTTCTTGGTTTTCCTTTTTCTTAAACTCAATTAACTTGACTTGCATTTCTTCTTGGTCTGCCAAATCCTTCAAAGCTCTCATGCCAATTTTCTTTTGAACCTCAAGTTCCCGAGTGACAAGTTTTAATTTATCGACCTCCATTTCAAGAGTTAGCTCCACAGGACCACCATTTTTTAATTCATCCAATTCTTTTCTTAGTAATCCTATTTTCTCTATTGTGGTGGCAATTTCTTTTCTTACAGTTTTTAAGGATTCTGCATATCTTTTCTCGGCCTCGATTGCACCTGTCCTCAAAGCTTCAGTTGCATCATTAAGTCGCTTATGAAAAATAATGAATGGTGCAATGATGGCAGTTACGCCTGCTAATAATATGCCAAATGGATTTAGTAATACTGCTATATTAAGCGCCTTGATCCCAAGAATTATAGCTTTTAAACCTGTGCTAAATTTCAACAATGCTATTGACTTAATCGCGATTGCAAAAAGCTTCATGCTTCGCGCTGTAATGCCACTTGCTACTCCTAGTCCTTTTACCAATCCAATAACGCCCAGGGCACCTTGTAGCATTTTTAATCTTGTAACCCACAGCAAAGTGACACTTGATGCTATTCCAACAGCAACACTGTTTTCTTTTATAAAAGCAGTAAATGAATTTAGCATTGCACTAAGCCCTTTTATTGCAATTGAAATAGGCTTTGCTCCTGTTGCTAAAAAGCCCATGAAAGATTTCCCCATTTCTTCCATTGCTCCTGATGCTTCTTGCAAGGCTTTAACTTGATCATCCTTGACTATTAGTCCTAGCTTTTCAGCTTCCTTGCCATATTCTGCAATAGTTGGCACGCCATCTCTAAATAACTGCGTTAGCTTTGCTCCTTCAGTATCTAAAAATTGAAAAGCTGTTCTAAGCTTGTCTGCCGGATCGCTCATTCTTGAAAGCGCTTTTCCGAAATCTTGAAAAACTTGCTCGCTAGATTTTGCGTTTCCTTGACTGTCGTTTAATGATATTCCCAGCCTGTCTAAAGTTTCTTTTAATGGGCCACCTTTTGCTTTAGCTTCTGCTACTCTTCTCGTAAATCTTTGCAGTGCAATACTAGCTTCATTTGATGCAACACCATTTTGGGAAGCTGCATATTGAAACTTTTGAAGGAACTCTGTACCTACTCCTAACCGATCAGCGACGTCTCCAATCGATGCACCAAACTCTATTATTTTTTTAGTAGTGCCTGCAATTGCTGCTGCGCCTAATAATCCTACGAATTTGTTTTTAAAAACATCTGCGAATTTATTTGTTTGGCGTTGCGCGCTTGATAATCCTTTTTGGAAGTCTTTGGTGTCAGCTCCGAATAATACCTTTACGTGATTTGAAAATGCCATTGTGCCAAACTAAAGCAATAACGCTGAGTTTGTCACTTACATTTTATGCCTAGTTGCTTTTGTTTTGTCTGAATTGATCAAGCATAGCTTTCGCCTCAATCATATCAATCTCTCTAAGCTTTGTATATCGTTCGCCATTTGCAATTGCAATTCGTTCGCTGATGGCTGTATTCAGTTGAAAAATTTGTCTGAGTGGCAAGTTCATTGTTTCTTTAATTGACCATCCATACTCGCGACCATAAACATCAACCTGGTGAGCAAGAAAAGTTGTGTAAGATTTTCTATTTTGCTCCTCTGCTGTATCAGCATCTACAAAGGTTGCCTCTAAAAACTTTTGAACCTCTTTAACTGCTGTTGCTAAATGTACATCGTAAACTTTTTTGCAAAACTTATCTCTAGCTTTTGGGCAAGTTTTAAACTCAGGTGAAAGGATCCACAAGAAAATGCCTAAATCTGATGGTGAGAAATTTTGCCCAGTTAAAACCGGAGATTCTACACCTTTAAGAATAAAATAATCTTTTAAAGTTATTTGCCTAACTTCAATTCCTGCAATGGTTGCATTTAAATTTAGCCAAGCTTCTTGCTGATGCGTTTCCGCTTCCTCTATTTGTTGCCTGACATCCTCAGGCAATGCAATCATTAGTTCAGCTTTGCTCTAGCAGAAAAAGTCTGCGTTGAAAAGGCACCATTACTTTTGGTAATTGATGTATCAGTAATAAGAAAGGTAGTGTTATCAGATTCAGTCGGGTGAACCTGGAACGAAAACTCATCACCTCTTTTAAGAAGGTTAGTATCGTTCTCAACGACTGCCGTTCCGCTTGCTTCTCTTGGTCTTCCAACGAATACCTGAGAAATAATATCTCCGTCAGTTCCTTCTAGCTCAATTACATTCGTGCCTTCCGAAACTGAGATTTCTTGAAATAGATATTCGTTTGCATTGATAGTTACTACTAATCCACCAAAAGAATAATTTGTGCCATCTTGTGTTACTGCCATAATAAGTAAATTTTAAATTTTTGAAATATCAACTTTCCATTTAATGGAATAGGAAAAAGTAGTTTGGTCAAGATTATTTTCTCCGTCTTGTGCTAATGTAACTGATTCAGGCATTAAATCGTATATTTCGTAAATCGATTTATTTGATGCAACACTTGAGTTAAGCATCAACTTCCTTACTAATCCCATTCGCTCATGGTGGTTTATTTTATTATCCCGGAAAGTTGTTAGCTGAATAATTAAATTCCCTTGGTGAAGGTCATACTCCTGGAAAGTTTCAATCATTTGGCGATGTGTATCTAAGGCGCCTTGATATTCTAAAACGATTTGGCAATTTGTAGCTCCAAGATTATCAATTGAAACGGACCTGACACAATCCAGCCCATTCGCTATAAAATGACTTACAATTAAGTCTTCAATGTTCTTTTCATATTGCAAAAAGTTACTCATAACTATGGAGCATAATATCTATACTCATGGTTAATAGGCAAAGTTATTCCCCACTTGTGAGCTAAATACCCTTCAATCTTTTTACGATTACTTAATTCAGTTGTTGCAATTGCCTCACAAAACTTACCATCATTAGTGTAAAGTGGTGTAGTTCCATACTGAGCCATAAACTGATGCTGTATTTTTACAAAAGATATATCTGCTCCAAATGCTCTTTGTGAGTTAATTTGCACGCCATTAAACCAAGTGCTTGTGTGATCGCCTGATGTGTGCCATCTTATTTGATATAAACCAAGTTGGTCGCTTTGATCTGTTGTTGCAAAGGAATCAGTAGCAGGGGTCCCACCATAATACCATTTAAACAAATTACCTGTTAGAGGAATTAGGGTTATTGCTCTGCCTAATTCTGTTGCCCAGATCGAATCCTGATTATGATTTATATTAGGCTTTGCTACTATAAACCAATCTTGTACTTTATTGGTCATATTAATCTGTCCATCAGATTGCACAAATTCTCTGTTATCCGAAAAGGTTAGGCAGTTACGATTTGCTATAGCATTAGCTTCTACTATAACAGTCGGAGTATGGTTGCTGTCATTGGTTTGTGGATAAAAATCGGTAACAACATTATCAGACTTAGAAACAATTTTTTCTAATACATTAGTCGTACTATCTGCTGTTATCATTGTGCTGTCATCTGCATCAACCCACAACTTTGTTTGCGTTACATCAGGCGAAAACTCTACTTCTGTGGCAGTACTTGCTACTGCTAATGCCATTGCATTACCAACTGCAATTCCTGCATCGTACATATTTTGTGCAGACAGGTGTACGTTGTTATTTATTCCGTCGTGGTACTCAGATATTTTAATATAATTATAAAAGTTCTTTGATCGCGCTAAACTAGTAAAAGCATTGTTAACTTGTAGGTCGGTTCCAGTTGCACTTGCAGGAGCACAAAATACAGCAGATAAACTTGCTATATCTAATTCTGTTTCAATTGCTGATATTAGCTCTATTAATTTTGCTTTATATTCCCACGAAGGTGTGTTGGAATTACTTTCACCTTGATACCATACTAAGCCTTTCCATCTTGCATTTTTACCCTCTGCTTTAATAGTAGCTATTGCATTTGCTAAAGTATTTTTTAAACCTTGCCAGCATTCATTATCTTTATTTAAATCCCAATCAGATAAAGCCGAGTCATCAATTGAACTAGCACCAACAGCATATTTAATTATGCCAATTTCGCTTGATTCAGTATTTAGTTCTTCTATTTTCTTAGCAAACCCCCACTCAATTCCAAAGTTACTTGAGTCTAAGCTTGATGATGTTCCTTCGCCACGTGTTTCTCCTAATACCATCGAGCTTTTATAGTTAGTATAATACTGCTCTGTAGTGGCGTCAGAGGTGTTTTCGTGCCATGATGTATAAAAACCTACACTTATGTCGCTTGATTGAGCCTCTGATAGGTCTATGACAGCACTATGACCATGTGCATTAGACTGACCTGCTATTAAATATAAATCAATATATTTAGCTTCAGCATTAATTTCGCTTGGAGCAAGTGGATCTCTTGCTGTTTGCACATCATTTACGCTATTTGGTTTAGTTATAATTTCAGCTATAACATCCTTTGGTCTACCTAAAGTAATAATTGAACTTATATCACTTGGTCGATTTGGTATTAACCCGCCTTCATTATCAATTAGTGGATAGTCCGGAATAAGCTCAGTAGTTAAATCGTAACCATGCTCAGATTCCATTACTCTTACCGAGTGTATTCTAAAAGCATTTCCACGTACCTGGATTACTTCATTTATTCTTGGCCTCGAGGCCAGGTTAATCAATGTATATTTTGGAAATATAATTTGTAGCGATTGATTTTCAAAATAACCACCAATTTCCATAGCTTTAAGCTGATCGCTTGTACTAACTTGTGCTTTAAATTGTTTATTTCTAAACAAAACATCCTCGCCAAGGGTATTAATCTCAGCGAGGAGGATCTGTGCAAGGGCTTCACCCAAGTTCATGGGCAAAGTGTGTGTTTAAGCTTCGTCCTTCAAGTCCAAACCACTTACTGCATACTTAGCCTTAATAGTGTAAGTCTGTTGCAATGCTGTTCCACTATCTACAGAAGAAGGTGTGGTTTTCGAAATGGTAAGGTTATCAGGTGCATCGCCTAATCCTGCCCAGACATCTGATGCTTTGTTTATTATCCCCCAAATAAATTTTCTGCCATCATTCTTTTCGCTGTCTGCCAAATCGTATAAGTCATCCCGCTTAATTAAGATGTAGTCTGTACTAGCTTCAAGGTCACCTGATGTTGGTGCCACGTAATCTTGACCACCTGTTAAAGGTTCTGCTGTTAATGTAGAAGATAAGTTACTTGCACCACTTGCTACTGCAATTTGTACTGCATCAGTAACATCGATGCCTGCGCCACTATATAATGCTTCGATCTCGCTTTGTGTTCTTGAGGAGACACCACTTTGCAACTCAATTGTAAGAATCTTTGAAGTTGAGTTATAAGCAATGGAATCAGCAGAGGCGTTTTCGGTAATTGTTACCGAAATTCCAGAGTCACCTGTTGCTGAATATGTTACTCCGTCGTGAACAAGTGTATCATCAATGTTTGGCACTTCAGCTTGACCAACTACTTCTTGTAGATCACCTAATGAATTAGTTGAAATAAACTTTGTGCTCGGGAAGATTCCCGTTGTGTTGACTGTAGACATCTGATTATGTTGCTTCGGTTATTGCAACCATTTGAGCAGGTTTTGCTACAGCAGTTCCAAAAATTGTAGTAAAAGCACCGTAATGAATACCTTTAGCAGCATCAAAAAATCGTCTGTATGCACACTGGATTCCTAAACCTTCAATTGTGAAAGGCGTAAACTCTTCTAATGTTGCGGATCCACTTGTGTCAGGTACTCGATTAGCAATAATCAAAGCATCCGATGGACAGGCAACTGAATGAACATCTCCTGATGTTAGTGTGCCATGTGCATTAGTAACAGATACGCCCATTCCAAATAATTGCTGAAATCTACCTTGTTCTAAAACTGAATTTCCAAATGTTTCGATTGAACTTGGAAGCAAGTTATTACTAGCGCCTGCTCCTAATAAAAGATGTCTATTAGGATTAGCTCCGTTTGCATCTAAACTCGCATGAACCGATTTGATAGTAGCTAAATCAACTGCACTCGCATCTTTAGATATTTCGTTTATTAACTTTGTGCCTGTAGTATCAACTTCACCCTGGACTGCTGTATATACTAACGCCATTAAATGACGACCAAACTCGTTTGCGTTTTGCCTAGCATAATTTTGAATAGTCAAAGGTGACTGATTCATGTCATTATCGTTTAAATGAAAAGGCTTAATCTGTTCATTTAGTGATACGGTAACAGTGCTAACATCTGTATCGGAAGAAGCAGTATATCCATTTGTCGAATCATAAACTCGAGCAACGTCATCAGTATCCACAATCGGAACTTTTACATTAGCTTGTCTGCCAACTACATCGTTGGTAATATTTAAAGTAAATTGACTAAGAGGAGCCAACATATTTCCGAGAGTCTCAACTGCTGTTGAGATTGTTATTTCTGAAGTAATTGAATTTGCCATTGTGGTGTTTTGTTTATCGTTTCCAATTTGACATGAGTTGGCTCATGTTTTGTTTAATTAAATTATTTTTTTCTTGCCAGGAATTGCATTGAGCAAGTTGCTCGTCAAATGTTTTTGGAGCTTGCACTTCTTGAACAAATACCGGATCAGATCCAAGTGATGTTATTGTGTCAGCAAACTTGTTTTTTAATTCTGACATACTTTTTTCTAAATCTTTTATTTCAGTTTCAAGTGTTAAAATTTTTGCTTCTGATTCGCTTAGCTTTTCAGAATATATCTCAAGAGATTTATTACTTGTACTTAACTCCATTTCCAATTTGTCGTTTTTTTCTTGGAGTTTAAGCAAAGGTTTCGCAAGTGTTTCCGTTTTCTTTTCCTCTGCAAATAAACCAGTAGGATTAGCAGCAGGGCTAGCGACAATGCTAAAAGCGGAAACATTAACAGCACGAGCATAAATTTCTTGCTCTACTTCTTCGTCTTGCGCGTATTCAACTTCTTCGCCATCTTCGTTATAATAAATAACGCGCGACTCAAATTCTGCTGAAACGCCAAAGGCTTCAGGTGCTTTTTTAGCCAATTCAAAAAGCATTTCATAATCCTTTGGATTATTTTCTTTCCATGCAGACAAAGCTTCAAAGTCTCCAAGTAGTTTTGTGTATTCTTCGTCTTTAACAATTCTAAAATTTGACCAAAGCCCAATGGAATCCAACGCATCATTCTGAGCAGAATGAGTATAATAAGCTTTAATGGTTTTGCCTTGTACTGCATCGTAAAAACTTTCTATAGATTTTTCATCGAGCAAAACATTATGACCTTTTGCTTCAGGTGTGGAAATAAGACTAACTCCAATTAATTTTCCTTCGTCTTGATTAATTGAATTTTCGTCTAAACAAATATTTTTAAATTGAAAGTTCTTTATCATGTTTTAAGGATTGGCAATTTCTTAAAAAGATTGCAAGAAAAAAAAACAGATACAAAAAAACCCCACCACTACAGCACTTGCTTTCATGGTGAGGTGCCTAAAAAAGCTTTATAATAGGATTTGAGTTTTCATTTACAAGCTAAATTATTTTTTATCAATTGCTTTTAGTTTTTTGATTGCCCACTCAACTCCAGACGTCCCTCCCCAGGCATCCCACATAATTCCCCCACAACCTTCTGAATATGGAACGTCTTTGTGTTGCTGATGTCTTTTAAAACTTGCCATGCGCGCAATCGTTTCTCTGCTAATACTTTTTTTTTCTGCTAACTGCCTAGCTCGAGTCCAGCCTACAGCAGTTCCGCACTTTGATCCATTTTCTTCTTTATATTTAATTGCTCGTTTAGCATTATTTGATGCTGAATCCGGGTAATCGTTAAATGACTCAAATTTAAGCAATTCTATATCTTGCTCTAATTCAATTTGTTCTTCCTCTGTTAATGGCTCATCTTTTGGCTTTGACGATAACCCAACTAATCCTCGAACTTCGTCTTCAGTCATGCTGTCTAAAATTTTCGTTGCAACTAAAGGAGACAGCCCGCCCAAGGATTCAGCAATAGGATTAACTTTAACCTCTGGGTTTAATGCCTGATTTAGCATTTGCTGATCCTTTGCTATTTGATCTAATTCTTCCTTGAAGTCTAGCCCGTTGTTTGCAAAGATTTTTGAATGAGAAGCTAAATTATTTTCAAGCAAAATTTTATCTGTTTGAGCATCTTGCCTTCGGTCTAAAGTTGGCGATCTCGACCAGTTGAAATTGTATTCAGTTCGCTCTTCACTTAGTTCTAATTCCTCTGTTGATTCAAATTTATAGGTTCTCCATCGGCACAATCTTCTAAGAAAAGAATCCTCTAAGTTTTCTCGAACTTGTCCAAATCTGTGGTTTGTAACTTCCCTAGTTGCTTTTGAACTGCTAAAGCTTGCGTTTGACCATCCGACCAAGTTTTCTACTGTTATTCCAACTGATGAGCAAGCAAATGAAATTAAGTGAAGCAAAAAATTATCAACGCCATCAACTGCGCCTCCTTGTATTGTTTGCACTGATTCTCCATTTTCTAACAATAGCAAAGAACCTGAATAAAGTTTTTTGTAATTTGATCGTGCTGGTTCTTCTTCAAATTCGTTGCCATCCCATCGCGCAGAATAAGGTTGGTTGCTTGTAATAAAACCCGTAAGCGCTGAGCTGACTTTTACTTTAGCAGTGTATGCTGTTTGAACTGAATGAATATCTTCTAAAGTTTTACAAGCGCTTGCTAGTAATGGCGTGCCTCGCATTTGGCCTATTCTAATATTGTTTGATATATGAATAATATTATTTGCAGAAACGTAAGTACCTTTATTAAAATCAATTACTCCGTCTTTTATTCCGGCAATTCGATAACTAATTGGCGTGCCTGTTTTTGATAAAACTATTCCATCGTTTTCGTTTGTTTTTTGCTCGTTCGAGTTGTAACTTGAAGCAATTCTCTCACTTGGCAATAATTGAAAGGATCCGGATTTAGTTAACAAAATAAAAACTTCTCCAGCAAGCAATAAGTCTGCAATAATATGCTGTAACACTTTTTGCATTCCCATCCCGCTTGCTTCGCAATTTTTAAAATATTTCGCGAAAAGATCGTTCCTTTTTTCGTTATAAATATCGTTTGACGATGTTGAGTTGAAATTGCAAGCGCCTAGGTTTGAAATGAAAACTTGAACTATTGATCGACAAATCGGATTATTTCTTTCTAAATCTCGAAGTGTGCTAAGTAATTCTAATCTATTTCCTTTAGATAAAACTTTATCTTCAGTTTCTAAAATAGAGGACCGGTCAAGTGCATCATTTTTTTTTCGCCAGGATGGTCGACTTGCTTGATAACCAAACTCAACTTTATTTCCGTATTGATCTAGTAGTGTTTTCTGTCGCATACAACTATTTCTTTAAATGTTGGGTTTATAGGATCGTCGCTCATGCGAGCATTAATTATTTCATACTCTCGGTAAGCTCTTTCAAGTTCCATTCTTATATCCTCTTGATTTCGAAAAGATTTTGACTGACCTGCTGATGAAATTGAAGTCATGCCAATAGTTTCAAGTCGCTCTAAAGTCGCCTCTAGTCGCTGAATACGTTTTTCAAGAAAAGTTTTCTTTTCTTCATCTGACTTATAACTGTAAATGCTCATGTAAAAATTAACGGGTATCTTTTAGGCATCAGTTTTTGGATTTCTTTTGTGAAGCCTTTTTCCATATTCTTAGTAAAATATTTAATTCTTCCGGCTGTCGATAATAAAAGCTTGTTTTGCAGTTGATTGTATTTCGCAACATTTAATTTTTTTGATTCTAGTAAAATTGAATAATTATAAGATTGTCCGACTTCACTAACATTAACAAAGCTTCGAGCCATTTTTTGAACTTCGCTTGATGATATAAATTTATTCCCTTTCGGAGTTTTTGGAAATACTATTTTTCCCTTTTTTGCCATTGCGTAAAATACTCCAGCTGACAGCCCTTTCTTAGCGTTTCTTTCTAACACTTTTTTTCTTTGCTCTTCAAGAAACACTTCCCATTCTTGTGTTGATCCTCCACCTTTCAAAGGTTTATTCATCCATTTTTGTCCAGGAAATTTCGTATTATTTGGGCGAGTATAATAAAACCCACCTTTAACGCCATCTTGTGCTCGTATCAATTTCCCTGCGTGGTATATGTGACCTTTGTAATGCGTAACTAATCGTTTTCCTACACCTCTTAGCTTCGGCACTTTGTATCCTTCAGGCATTGTTCGGGCAATAATTTTTGCTGTGCTTGCAATTGGTGTTCTTCTAATTGATGCGTGCAATACGTGACCGATTTCTGCCTTAATTGTTTTTTTAAAACCAGCACCAGACAATTTACTTAAAGAGCTAATGACTTCCCCAAATCCAGTAATGTCTATTTCGAATTTTTTTCTCCTCGGCATTACATTTCTTCGGGTTGGTGGTTTTCGCTAAGTGGCTTTTTCTTGTAATCAGTTGGTCTTTTCTTACTTGATCTAGTTTTTCTAAAAAAGTAGCCCATAGCAAGAGCATAGTTTAAGCAATCAAACCAGTGATTTTCTCTATCAATTTGTTTAAACTCAAACTGACGTCTGCCATTT